CAGTGTTCTGCTGAAAGCCGGAAACTTTTTGGAACCGCACCCCAGGGTGTGTTTGCACACTTTGAGAGCGTCACAACCGTTCTAGCATCGTTTGAAGCACTATGCTCATCCGAGTACCTGTTAAAAGGTTACTGGAGTATAGTGCAGCAGAGTGGACGTGCTTGTCATTAGCAGCACCTGTTGATAACCGTGCTAACCGTTGTCGAACCCTCTCAAAGATAGGCTTATGCCTATTCTCGATTTTCGTGATACGGAAGTCGGGACGCAAGATCTTACGCCAAACTGTTAAAAGTTTGGACATATTACTGCAGATTGTCCAGTGGTACGTTTTACGTGAACTCGACCCAGTACGTAAGATTCTTGTGGAGCGGCTCTCATCATTTCTTGATGGACTGCTCGTTCCTTTACTGGACCGCGGTGCTGTTGAGGATCAATTGGCAACAATTGACTCTATTAAGCTACCGTGGTTACGGCTCCTTGCTAAGATCGCATCACGGGAGATTCAAGTTCTTACTCTCCCTGTTAGTGATTGGGCGCTAATTTGGCTCAAGCGTGAGCTGACATGCCTAGTCGACTCGTCAATGCAAAGCGCCAGCTGGCATGGACAACGCCGCTGGTGGCTGTCTGACGCGTCTACAGCCATTACGGGCAAGGAGCGCGCGGTGAAGTTGGTGTCACAGATCATTGATTCTGAGACCGTTACACACGCGCACGATAAAACGGACCGGAGGCAACCAAGGAAGGGTCAGAAGCGCAACGACCATTCTGTCTTCCGGCAATTAGCGGAGAGTTTCAGGCCGCCCAAAGCAAGCGGAGTGGCCATTCAAAGAAACCAAAGCAACCACCCAACGGCCGGGGAGTCGCGCAAGATTGGCGTTACTGTCACACGCGATTATCTACATAGTGCTGGATTCAAAATGTATGACGAAAGCATTAGCCTGGCTGGACGTGACCACAAAGCTAACGGTCGTCGCGAAATTTACGACATCAAAGACCTACAGCATTATGGCACAGATGACAAATACGAGCCAGGCATGGTATACACTCTTGTTGATCAAGATTTTTACATCGACAGTTTCGAACAGTATGCCGGCGAGAACATCGTCATCATTACACCTGAATATGGCAAGTTAGCAGGTGTAGGCACAGATTCGGTGTGGTGGTATACCGTTTCGCAACGTGGTGAGGTGGTGGTTACCGAACGCGTTGCCACGGAAAACGGTGCAACATACCGAGATCAGCGCCCGTGGGATTACTCCGCTAATGACTTCATTTACTTGGAGCATCGAGGGAAGAAGGCATTTACGACGTATAACGTACACGTCCAATACCAACCCGGTTCTCACCATAAATGGGTATGGTTAGCGCGCAACACGACAACACATTTGTCCAAGAAAGTGTGCGATGCTATGCAAGACGTGGTGCGCGACTCAAACCTGTGCGGTGTCACGCTGAAGAAAGCGAGCAATGTGACCCTCGTGAGGTTGGATCCTGAAGGTGACGTTCGAGACTGGTTTCTACATGGCGTTTTCGGCGACCCCAAGTCTCCGACGCACAGCATCAAGTATCTTGTAGATGAGGGACCAGACACGTCTATGGAACTGACCGAGAATCAGTACAAGGTCTTTACACTGATGGGGAGAAACCGCCCTAAAGGCTATGGAGTCTCAGAAGTCAAGCGCACAATGCAAATACACTCGATGTGGAGACCCGGAGGACTTGAACCATTATTGGTCGCGTTCTTCGGTATCCCAATAGAATATCGGCCTCGACCAAATATAATGTACACTAGTCAAGCCGGGTCACTTGATGATGGTATAGTCGAGGAGGGCAACGCCGTTGAAGCAGCACCTAACATTGCTGGCGGCGGGCCCGGCGTGGCAGACACGAAGTCGAAGGCGGCTCATCAAGCGTATAAGAAGGAAAGGCTGGAGAAATATAAAAATAAGATTGATCCACC